CTCTGGTTATTCAGGGTGTAGTAAGTCAATCTGCAAATCTTCAGGAATGGAAAACAAGTGCAGCGACAGTTGCAAGAGTTGATTCGACTGGTAAACTGTTTTCGTATTCAACTACAGATGCTGCGGCAGCACAGGTTGTCACAATATCAGATACTCAAACTTTAACGAACAAGACTCTTACATTTCCAATTTCTACAATTGATACAAATGCAAGAACAGCCAGTTATGTATTAGTTTTATCAGACCAAAGCAAGATTGTTGAAATGGGGGTGGCATCAGGAAATACGCTTACGGTTCCGACAAATACTTCAGTACCATTCCCAGTTGGAACTAGCATTATTGTCATTCAAACGGGGGCAGGACAAACAACAATTACACCATCTGGTGGGGTAACAATTAATGGAACTCCAGGACTTAAACTTAGAACACAATGGTCTTCAGCAACACTAATTAAAAGAGCAACAGATACATGGTTTGCTATGGGTGATTTGACAGCATGAGTAGGTTAGCCTTTTTTGCTACAGCAGGGGCTGGACTTGGAGCGGTACCAGCAAAACCAACACTTACTCATCATACAACTACTGGTCAATTTAGAATTACAAACTATGATTCAACATTAATTTATAATCTTTCTGTAACGTCGGGTACAGCAACAAGATCCGCTGACATTATTACCCTATCAAATGCAAATTCAATCTGTATCGTTACTGCAAAATTAACCAAGGGTGTAAACAATTCTCCATCTGCCACCGCAGAAAGAAAAGCATATACGTTTTATGTTGAAAGTGTAAACAGTTATCAGCATGATTGGATTAATGCTACGCCAGGGGCATGTGAGGGGTACCTAAACTATGGAACTGGACCAAATGGTGCATCTGGATATGCATGTTTAGATACTGGATATAACTGTCAGCATACCGATATAATCAATAGAAAGAACTCAACACCATCAGGATATACTGATTCATATAATGAGTGGTGGAAAGTTGCATGATATATGATGAAGTTTTAGATGCTCCAGCATACTTTATTGACAAAAAACAGGTTCTTCCATTTAACCTAATAAGTGAAGATATCGAAAAAATTGATTCAGATATAAGAAAAATAAGAATGGAAGTCTGTCTTTCATGTGAAAAACTTGAACAAGTTAACTGCTGCTCTGAATGTGGATGCTGGATGTCGGCAAAAACATGGATACGAGATGCTAAGTGTCCATTAGATAAATGGTGATGATATAATTATCTTGGAGGAATAAAATGCCAGCAACATATAAGCAACTAGGAGCAGCAGCAGGCAGCGGAACAATTGGAACTGCTGCACAACTTTATGCCGCCAGCGGTACAGCGGGTACAAGCACAATTATCTCAAGCATTGTTGTATGTAATGCTGGAACAACAGCAAGAACATATACAATTGCTATCAACACTGCCTCCGCAACCTATGCTGCTGGTCGATATATCGTATTTCAGGCAACCATTGCTCCAAATGATACAGTCACCCTAACACTTGGACTCGTTCTTGATCCAACAAATAGGTACCTTAATGTATCTTCATCAAGTAACGAAGTAAACTTTAGTGCCTATGGCGTGGAGAATACATAATGTCTCTAACAACTGCTAAGACTTCTGGCCTTGGCGGAATTTCTAAAACAAAGTCGTTATCAAATATTAATAATGGCGCTGGTAAAGCAAAGGCTTCTACGACCACCGGATCTCCAACTATCGATACATCTTCTCGTCCAGGATTTACTATTTATAAATTTACTGGATCTGGTTCAATTACTATTGATAATCCTGGATATGCAGAAGTTCTTATTGTTGCTGGAGGCGGAGGAGGTGGTTCTGGACTAGCAACGGCTGCATCGGGCGGCGGTGGTGGCGGTGGCGGCTATTGGTATTCATCTAATACTTATTTGCAAAGTGGAGTACTAACTGTAACTGTGGGTGGTGGGGGAGCAGCAAATTCAAGGCATGGAACTGTTTCTAGACTTGGCGATATTATTATTCCAGGAGGTGGAGGTGGCGCAAATGTATATTATTATTCTGTGCCACCATCTGGAGGAGGATCTGGAGGAGGATGTGCTGGTGGAGGAAATGGTACAAATGCTGGTTTGGGTTCTGTTGGACTAGGAAATAATGGAGGAACAAGCACTCGTGTCGGAGGAGATGGACCTGGTGCTGGTGGAGGAGGGGCTGGTGGAGTAGGACAAAGTGTAACGAGCACAACTGGTGGAAATGGTGGAAATGGTTCAACAAATACAATTACGGGAAGTTCTTTAACATTTGCTGGAGGAGGCGGAGGTGGATCTTATTTTGCTACAGCAGGAACAGGCGGCACGGGCGGCGGCGGTGCAGGCGGTGCAAATGCAGTCGGAACAGCGGGAACGATAAATACAGGCGGTGGTGGCGGGGGCGGGGGTCATGGCGATGCATCACAAAGTAACGGTGGTGCTGGTGGCTCTGGATATGTTGTTGTGGTGATTAGTTAGGAGATAATATGGCACATTTCGCAGAAGTAGAAAATGGATTTGTTAAGCAAGTTGTTGTTGTAAATAACGATGTTATTACCGACGATAATGGTATCGAACAAGAATCCTTAGGGCAACAGTTTCTTTCAGAACTCATAGGCGGAATCTGGGTTCAGTGCTCATATAGCGGTAATCCAATCGCTGGACAATATCGTGGACCATACCCAGGAATAGGATGGACTTGGGACGGAAATATGTTTGTCGATCCATCTCAATCATCCGAGTGATATAATTAAATTATGGCCAGCACAACATCAAATTACGCTTTGCCTTACCCGCAAAATACTGATCCAGTAAATGTTGCTGTAGATATTCAAAACTTAGCCACAAAAATCGATACAGATCTTCAGGAAATCATTGAAGACAAGTCTGCTGCAATGTGGACGGGGGGTACATTTAATAATGGCCTAGGAACTCCAACTTATAATGACACTACTGGCAAAATGAGCATGTCTCTTAGTCAGGATCTTCAATCTACTGCCTCGCCAAGTTTTGCGGGTATCACAGTAAACGGAACTGGAATCATTTTAGCAAATTCTGCTACTAATGCATTAAGAATTACTCAAGTCGGTGCAGGAAATGCCCTAGTAGTAGAAGATGACACAAATCCCGATAGTACGCCATTTGTTGTCTCTGCAAGCGGTAATGTGGGAATTGGAACAACATCACCAACTGCACCATTAGAAATTGCCTTTAGCGCAAATGATGGATTTATTACAAGAAGATCTAATGCTGCAACTACTGGATCAGACTTGGTACTTTATAAAAGCAGAGGAACAGCAAGTTCTCCAACAGCAACACAGGCAAATGATTATTTGGGTGGAGTAAACTTTAGGGGTTATGGTGCTACTCAATGGATAGATTCTGGTCGTGCATTGATTGCCGCACGGGCATCAGAAACATGGACAGATACTGCCAATGGAACATATCTATCATTTTTTACAACTACAACTGGAACGGCAACCAGATTAGAAAGAGTAAGAATAGATAATACTGGATATGTTGGCATTGGCGTAACATCTCCAACTGCATTTCTTTCTCTTACTGCTTCTACTACTAGTGCTGCAAGTTTAAATGTTGCCCACGGCACTGCGCCAACTGCACCCAACAATGGAGATGTTTGGACAACTACCGCAGGAATGTATGTTCAGGTAAATGGTTCAACTGTTGGCCCACTTGCAGCAGGCGGTGGAACAACAACCAATCCTCTTTCCCTTAAGTTTGATAGTGGAACAACAGAGGGAACAGATCTTTATACCTTTAATGGATCTGCTTCAAAGACAGTAGATATCAAGGCTGGAACAAATATAACCTTGACAAAGACTTCTGGAAGTATTACTATTGCTTCGTCTGCTACTGCCACAACAGACTTTGTTCCATCATTTTTGCTTGGCGCAATGTAATCTAATTGTTATAAAAATCACTTGAAAATGTTTAACTTTTCCTCTATCCGTATTGCGGATAGGCATAAAAGTTGATACAATGAAGTCTATAATTTTTTCTAGGGATGGTGTTCATATGTCATTTATTGACGACAACGGATCAATTACAGATCCGTACAGAAATTTTATCCATATCTCCAAGTACAGTAGATGGATGGAAGAAAAAGGTAGAAGGGAGACTTGGGTAGAGACTGTAGATCGTTACATGACATTCATGAAGAATCATCTTGTGAAGAACTATAACTATGATGAGAATGACATTAAGTTTGCCCGTGTCCGTGAAGCAATTCTCAATCACAATGTTATGCCTTCAATGCGTGCTATGATGACCGCTGGGCCAGCATTGGAAAGAGACAATATTGCTGCTTACAACTGCTCTTTTATTGCTGTAGATAGTCTTCGTGCCTTTGATGAGGCTATGTATATTTTGATGAACGGTACAGGGGTTGGTTTCTCAGTTGAGCAAAAGTATATCGATCAACTTCCTATCATTGCTGAAGAACTGTATCCAAGCAATACCGTCATTATTGTTGAGGATAGCAAGTTGGGTTGGGCAAAGGCATTCAAGGAACTTCTTGCTCTTCTTGCAATGGGACAGGTTCCAAACTGGGATATGAGCAAGGTTCGTCCTGCTGGTGCCCGCCTCAAGACATTTGGTGGTCGTGCTTCAGGTCCAGAGCCACTCAATCAACTGTTCAAGTTTGCAGTAGAAACATTTAAGAATGCTAAGGGCCGCAGACTAAAGCCAGTTGAGGCTCATGACCTTATGTGCAAGGTAGCAGAAGTCATTGTTGTTGGCGGTGTTCGTCGCTCAGCCCTCATTAGTCTTTCTAATCTAGATGACTTTGAGATGGCTAAGGCAAAGAGTGGACAATGGTGGATGGATCAACCACATCGTGCCCTTGCCAATAATTCAGCGGTATACAACATGAAGCCAAATACTGCCCAGTTCCTTCGTGAATGGCGCAATCTTTATGAGTCAAAGTCTGGCGAGCGTGGTATCTACAATATGGATTCTGTTCGTAAGCACATTGACAAGTTTGGTCGTCGTGACTCAAGCAAGGTAATGGGAACAAATCCATGCGGAGAAATCCTACTTCGTCCAAACCAGTTCTGTAATCTAACAGAGGTTGTGATCTCTGGTGACGATACATACGAAACTCTTGCCGATAAGGTTCAGGTTGCCGCAATTCTTGGAACATGGCAATCAACACTCAGCAATTTTAAGTATATTCGTAAGACCTGGAAGGATAATACGGAAGAGGAACGACTACTTGGTGTATCTCTTACTGGTATTTTTGGCAATCCGCTAACTGGAACACTTCATAAGAATCTTCCAAATATGCTTGACTCACTCAGAGAACTCGCTGTTGGAGAGAATGCCATTGAGGCAGACATTCTTGGTATTGAGCACTCTGTTGCTGTTACTACAGTTAAGCCATCTGGAACTGTTTCTCAGTTGACTGGCGTATCAAGCGGTATTCACCCTTGGTACTCACAGTATTACATTCGCACTGTTCGTGCAGACAATAAAGATCCTCTAACACAATTTCTCAAGGACTTTGGCGTTCCAAATGAGCCAGACGTAATGAATAATAGTTCTACAGTATTTTCATTTCCAATTGCCGCCCCAGAGGGCGCAGTTGTAACAAGCGATTTGTCTGCTATAGAACACCTTGAAATTTGGAAGGTATATCGTCAGAACTGGACAGAGCATAATCCATCAGTTACTATTAATATTAAGGAAGATGAATGGATGGACGTTGCTGCATGGGTATTTGACAACTTTGATCATGTCGGAGGAATTTCATTCCTTCCAGCCTCTGATCACGTTTATAAGCAAGCACCATATCAGCCAATTAGCAAAGAGGAGTATGAGGCAGCGAAGGCCGCTATGCCTAAGGATATTCCATGGCAATCTCTGCCCCTGTATGAGTTGGAGGATGGGACTACTGGCTCACAGGAGTTAGCATGTGTTGCATCTGGTGATGGATTTGGATGCGATGTAGATGTTACTGTTGATCAGTTATCAAGAGTGTCATAATACAATAATTTACAAAATTAAATAGCAAAATTAGGAGGGGAGGCTTAATGGCTTCCCCTCCTTGCTATAATATGATATATGGGTATCAATACGGATGCTGGAAATCAATATGCCACAAAGGTTTATGAAGAGCATCCGATTGCTCTATGGTCATTAGACGAGGATGCGTTTTATCTCAGTCTCATTGACGACAATGATAGAAAATTCACCAACTGGACTCTTACAGCATGTACAGCAAGCAATAGTCCAACGATTCCAGATGAACCAGCAGACTTTCCAGACAGTATCTATTCTTCGTTAGAAAAAAGTAGCGGTACAGCAGGAACCATTACTGCAATAAGTTCAAACACATTTCAGTTATCAGATATAGATACCGAAATTACAACATTTTGTGTAAATTTCTGGCTGTATCATCAGCCAACTTATGTTAATTGGTTTAAGTTTGGCTATCAATACACTCATGCCACCCTTGGAACTCAAACAATATTGTCTGATCCAATCAGTCCAGCAACAATATCATCATGGTTAAACTTTAATCAAGTGTATGAGATACCAGACAACTGGACTGGATACATAAAACTAATAATAATGGTTGATTTTGATGCAACATCAACAGCATCAGAAAGAACAGTTATTATGAATGGACTCTCTGTTGGTCAAAATTCACAGAATACTTGTTTTGTAAGTTTGGGAAGTACAAGAGAGGTTTTGCCAGACGAAATAGATTTTGTTGATATGGAGGGAATATCAGCAGATGAATATGGCGTTAATTTTAATAACGGATATTATTTGATTAAGGGAAATAAGTTATTGGCAAAAAATGACGTTATGCCAATTATTTATGGAACAAATAACTCTACCAACATATACCCATCTGGAACCGATGAGCCATCTTTTATTTTTCCTGGAAAGGGAATGCTGTACGAAAATGGAAGAAACAAACAATATACATTAGAGATGTGGGTAAAACTTGATCCATTAACAAGTGTAGCCAAAAAGATTATCGGTCCAATTAATAGCAATGATGGAATATGGGTAAAGGATGGCTTTATTACTCTGGTTGTTGGAAATGAAATTGGCTCACACTGCGTTGGTGAATGGTATCGTCCAATGCTTGTTCATTTTATTATTAATTCAAACAACGTTGCTCTACTTATAAATGGCGAAGAAGTCATAAATATGACCTATGATAGAGAAAATATTGATTTGCCAAGTACCCAGGATTGGTGGGGTGTTTATTCTTACACTTCTTTCAATATGTTTCATATTGACACCATTTCTATTTTTCCATACCAAATTGCTGAGATAGTTGCAAAGAAAAGGTTCGTTTATGGTCAAGGTGCCCCATCAGTTCAAACGCTTGATAGCAGTTTTGGCGGTACACCAATAACAATAGATTTCTCTACATCAGAATATAGCGCAAATACTATTTATCCAGATATTGCAAGATGGGATGCTGGATATTTTAACAATCTTAGTGCAACAAGAAACTACATTGCAGTTCCAAACTACAGTTTGCCAACAATATATCTTGGATCAAGAGATATATACGAATGGTATTCAGACAACTATATTGTCAATACTTTAGATTATCCAGACGTTCCTCATCCAAACTTTGTAACATTCAGACCAAATATTACTTATGATATTAATAGTGACCCAGTTTCGTGGAGCACAACTGGAACAAATTATACAGAATCTTGTTATTTTAATTTTCCATCACTAAATATCCTAACAGATCCAGTTGTTGCAGTTTATGGAATATTTGAAATAGAAAGCAACATTTCTTCAGAACGAACATTGATGAGTTTTGTCAACAATATTACTGGAACGAGTTTTAATATTGTCATCTTTGAGGATGAGGTTAGGTATATCATTAATGGAGAAGAGATACATTCTGACATTATCAATATTGGCGAAGAAGCCCTGGTTGGATTAAATTTCAGTCAGGCTGGATCACATTTTGGATATGCAGTTTCACAGTTTTTTGCATCACCATCATCAATTCAACTTTATATCGGAGGTAACGGGCAAAATACATTTGAAGGAAAGATCTACGACGTTGGATTCTGCAATCAAATAAATTACCAGGAGATTGAGGCAGAATATCCAAACAATGAAGTATTCATGACAAACGGACTTACAGATTATACAAATTTCCAACTTTTGTTTAATCATATTGCAAGTTACACACTTATTCCAGAATATGAATATAACAAGTTTTACATGGATATATCAGTCTCATCAAGATGGGAAGAATATTTTCCACTTACACAATTTGCTGGGTATGTAAGAGATGAAAATGGAGATCTTTACTACGACCTTGACTTAATGCAGGTAAATGTTGGCTATACCTATGCCCCAATTGCACAATGGACATATGAAGAATTAGGAAATGCTTTTATATATCAAACATATGCAGATTTAAACGCATCATACAATACATATTTTGATTTAAAGATGAATAATGGAACAACAGAAACTGTGGGCATTCCAAAGTCATCTCTTCGATCTTATATTACATTTCAGTCAATTGCTGATGGAGCAAACAAGCCACTTTCTGATTTTACCTATACAAAATCAATTCCAGATAATTATGTAATAGATGCAGACCTTGAAACATATCCATATGACACAAAGTTTGAATTTGTAGACAATACTATTGTATATGCACCAAAAGATCAAAACTTTGAAGATTATGCAATGGTTGTTCATTTTTATATCAAGCAGAGATCTATTATTAAAAATCCTTTGAAAATTAGAAATCTGGAGATTACCTCTAAAAACTTTAATTATGTTGATGATCAAAATACTGGATCATATGTTGGAACAAAATTTGGAACTAAAGTTTATCCAGAAATTGTAAAAACATCTGGATTAGACTATAAAGATAAAAATCCATATTTGATATATAAGACAAATACTCCATATACATATACAACGAAAAAATCTGGTATAGAGGTGGTAAACAAATATTTATTGACAAATCCGTCAACATCCAATCAATATAGGATATCTATACCAATAAACAAGGTTGGGTCAGATAACTTCTCTATTGGTGCAATAAAATTCTTTATGCTGGGAAAAATATCAGATTCTGATACAGATGTTTCAATAATGGAAATAAAGCATAGCGATGGAACATTGTCATTAATTCTTAATAATACTGATGCTGGAATGACATTTTCTTTATATAACAAGGGTGATGCACTATTCTTAGATGGTGGAAGTGCATCAACTCAAATATTCACTGAGACAGTAGATGCTGGAGATTCAACAGATAATTTTGATAGTGAAATAAACATAACAATGGCGTCATCATCAATTGTTGAAGCAGAATATGAAGAACTGTCTGGATTTAGTTTCTATCAGAATGGAAAATATGTAAAGAATCCTATCATCAATAATTATGAATGGAATCATATTGGCATTGTTTTTCCAAGCAGTCTTGATTTTAGTCAATATACAGAGGGAGCAATAAGTCTTCTAGGAGGCTTTGTGTTTAACAATGTTTCATATTATTTGACTGAAGGGCTTGGAATACAAACAGACATTAGTCTTCGCGTCTGGGAAAATGTGTATCAGGATGATATTGCTGCTGCTGTAGGAGATGGAACATATGTGACGTATACCACAACCATTCCACACCCACTCGCCGCAGGGCAGAGTGTAAAAATAACTGGAAGCAATCCTTCACAGTATAACTTTACGGGAACCGTATATTCTGTAATAGATGAATATAATTTTAAGGTTTCAAGTTCAGCAACTGGTGCGTATGTTGGAAGCGGTGTCCTTACCTATATTTGGAGTGATTGGTCACAAAAGAAATGGTCAGATGTATACGCAATTGGAAGAACATCGTCTTACATCAGTACACCTGAAGATATTTTTAATGTATATGCTGGTACAAACAGGAACGTTATTGACGACGATTCTGGAATTTCGTTAACACAAATAGAAACAGTGGCAATAAATAGTGTATCGTGGTCAGTTTATAGTGGCAAACCTGCATAATCTGGTACAATTAGGTACATGAGCAATCGCAAACGTCCAACTCTTGGTAAAAGCAAACTCACAGTAATGAATACTGGTGATGCACAGCGTAAGCATTTTGGGTATGAATGGGGATTATACTTCTGGCAGTTACCAGATGGACACCTTTTTAAGGATGAAGAGGGAAGACTATTGAATATCCCATCAATCAAGGACGATCTTGGCCAAATAATGAAACTTCGTCAGGCTGCGGCACACTATGGTCAACCAGAGGGCAAGCCGTGGTTCTATGCTGGTGTTAATCGTGCAACAGATGACGAATATCAGGAACAACTTGACCGCCTTGACCAAGGGCTTATTCCTTCACTCAATGATATTGGCGCTGTCGCTGCGGCTAAGAAGTCGCTAGAACTTTATGGAGATGCTGAATAATGGATCAGGAAATTCTTATTGATGCAAAAATGGCAGAGCAAATCATTGAAAATGAATTTGCTAACCTAGACCCATTCAATAAGAGTTGGGATGATCTTGTGGGTTTGCGTGGCCTAGACAAAAATTTTAAGCGTAGAGTAACTAGAAATGTTTCTAAGGCTGTTCCCCCAGGAATGTCAGGTGCATCAACTGGAGCACAGAGTTTGGTAGTCAACCAAGTACCACGCGATCCAGATGGTCAGATTTCTCGTCAATACCTTTCAGATGCTCGCGCTATTGGCCAGAACGCAGAACATAATGTTGGATCAAAGCGAATCAATCCAGGTCAGGTGTATCGTAACGGATACGGTATCTTTGACCTCATTACTCCCCCATATAATCTTTATGAACTATCTGCATTTTATGACACATCATTTGCAAATCACGCGGCAGTTGATACAAAGGTTTCCAATACTGTTGGCCTTGGCTATCGTTTTGAAATGAATCAGACCACAGTGATGAAACTAGCATCCATTGAGGATGATAAGCGTAGAAATGCTGCCAAGAGGCGTATCGAAAGACTCAAGATGGAACTGGCGGCATGGATTGATGGCTGTAATGATGATGAAAGCCTTACTAAGACATTAGAGAAGGTTGTCACAGATATGCAGGCAACTGGAAATGGTTACATTGAAATTGGTCGCACAGTTGCTGGAGATATTGGTTACATTGGACATATTCCAGCAACAACAATGCGTGTTCGTCGTCTACATGACGGATACATTCAAATCATTGCTGGAACAATTACTTATTTCCGTAATTTTGGAGCAAAGAATCCAAATCCAGTAACTGTTGATCCCCGTCCAAACGAGGTAATTCACCTTAAGGAATATTCACCACTTAATACCTTCTATGGCGTACCAGACATTGTTGCTGCTATGCCAGCACTGCGTGGCGATCAGATGGCACAGCAATACAATATCGACTACTTTGAGAATAAGGCTGTTCCAAGATACATTATTACAGTCAAAGGCGCTAAGTTGACGCCAGAGGCTGAAGACAAGTTGTTCAGATTCTTCCAAACAGGACTCAAGGGGCAGTCACACAGAACACTCTACATCCCACTTCCTGGCGATGCTGAAGGTAGTAAGATTGAGTTTGAAATGCATCCAATTGAAAATGGCGTGCAAGAGGCTTCCTTCGATAAGTATCGTGAGCGTAATCGTGATGATATTCTTATGGCACATCAGGTTCCACTATCAAAACTTGGCGGCATAGATGCAAGTCTTTCTGCTGCTATGACACAAGACAGAACTTTCCGTGATCAAGTTGCTAAACCATTACAAGAATATGTCGCTAAGGCAATTAATAAGATTATAAGGGAAAAGACTGATGTTGTAGAACTTATCTTCAATCAGGTTTCTCTTACTGATGAGATTGCTGAATCTCAGATTCTTGAACGTTATGTTAAGAATAAGATTCTTGTTCCAAATGAGGCTCGTGAAAAGATCGGGTATCCACAAAGAGATGGTGGCGATGACCCTATGGAGATGACTGCAAGACAAGCAGCGGATGCTCGTGCCAATACAGCACAAAATAGAGCAAGAGATACAGAAAGATCAAACAATCAGTCCGATGGCCCAGGAGCAGTTTCTGGTAGAAATCCAAAGGGCGAAGGCAGTAAAACATCGTAACGAAATTGTTACAAAAAATTATAGTATAATGGGGAATGGTATGAGTATAAAGGATGTTTTACATTATGCATAAGTACGCAGAAACAAAAGCGGCTATTAGTGGAAACGCTATTCATTTTTCTACTCCTATTACAAAAATCGATGTAGAAAAAAGAATGGTTCATGGTTTCGCTACTTTGGATAATCTTGATCGTCAAAATGATAAAGTAGATGCGGAAGCATCAATTCGTGCGTTTTCTAATTTTAGAAATAATCTCAGAGAAATGCACCAGCCAATTGCTGTTGGCAAAGTAGTTTCATTTAAGCCAGAAAAGTATTACGATGAAGAGAGCGGCAAGTTCTATAATGGTGTTTATGTTTCTGCATATGTAAGTAAGGGTGCTCAGGATACTTGGGAAAAGGTTCTTGATAAGACGCTTACTGGTTTTTCAATTGGTGGGGAAATTGATGATGCAGAAGACGTATTTGACGAGGATATGAATAAGGCTTATCGTGTTATCAAGGAATATAGACTAAGCGAACTTTCCCTTGTCGATAATCCAGCAAATCAATTTGCTAATGTTATTTCTATTGAAAAGGTAGATGGTTCAGATAAGATGAACGGCTATCTTTCCAAGGCAACTATTGAAAATATTTTCTGGTGCCGCAAGGATGACATTATTCAAATGTCATATTCTGAAAATCGCGCATGTCCACAATGCGATAAGGCAATGTCAAATATCGGATTTGTTGAGAGCAACGATGTTGACAAGGCATCAACAGTCAAGGGCATTATCAAGAGCATCAAGAGAATTGAAATCATGAAGGATATCGATGAGGGTGACTATGTTCTTGTTGATGGATATTATGGTCGTGTTCAGCAGATTGTGTATAAGGGTGGCGCAAGACTTTCATCTGAAGAAGTAGCGGTGATGGCGAAGTCAGATGATCCAGTTGTGATTATTAAGAAATACTCACAAAATTCAGGTATAATAGTACCAACAAATTGTCGCGTTATTAAAAATATTTCTTCATTAGAAAAGGTTAATGCGATTAGTAAATCAGAGGTAAAGGAGGTAAGCAAGATGGACTCAGATATCATTGTTGTAGATGAAATTGAGAAGAGCATGGACTTCCCTGGCACTGATTCAGAAGATCAGAAGAATCCTTCCGATACCGCAAACGAAGCAGCCAATGTCGCTATGGACAAGGCAGTAGAGATTGAAATCGAATCAGAAGACAAGGAAGAAGATGAGATGGAAGAGGATATGAAGGAGGAAGTTGACAAGTTCGCTGAAGATGCATCCGATGCAGAAGCAGGCGGCGCGGCTTCATCAGTCAATTCTCGCAAGGCCGTCGATTCACCAGCGGTAGTTAGCGAAGAGGACGTTAACGCAACTGTGAAGATGATTAAGGAGATTAATGATTCTCTATCATCAACACTTTCCACTCTTGCAGAAACAGTAAAGGCTCTTGATGCCAAGATTGAAGGCATTAACAAGGCGGTTGCTGGGATTTCTAGCGAAGTAGAAGGTGTAAAGGATAGTTTTGGAAAGCGTGTGGATGCTGTGGAAAAGGACACCGCTTTCCGTAAGTCTGCTGATCTTGGCGAGATCTTGCAGGAAGAACCAGTAATAATGGAGAAGTCAATGGCTTCTTCATGGGGCGGTCGTTTCCTCAATTCAGCCGACCTATTTAGATAAACAAAAACACAGGAGGTGAAAGTCAAAATGGCAGAAGAAATTCTAAAGAACCAACCAAGTTCAGAAGGTGCTTACGGTGATCCAAACCCAGGTCTATACCAGGGTCAGGGCGCTGTTGCTAACCTCGGCATTGGTGATGTTCCAGGAGTTGAAGGTGGAGATCCCTGGGGAACCCCAGGTGTTATTCCAACTGCAAATATGGGATCATTTGATGGACCAAACGCTGTTAACCCAGTCGGTGTCCCTGGTGGTATCCTAAATCCCGAACAGGCTCGTCGTTTTATCGACTATGTTTGGGACGCAACAGTTCTCGCCCAAGATGGCCGTAGAGTTACAATGCGTGCAAACACGATTGAACTTGAGAAGGTTAACGTTGGAGAGCGTGTTATTCGCGCTGCTTCACAGGCTCTAGGTGAGTATACAAATGCTGGTGCAACATTCACAAAGGTTGAACTTACCACAAAGAAGATCCGTTTGGATTGGGAAGTTTCAACTGAAGCCCTTGAAGACAACGTTGAGGGTGCAGCACTAGAAGATCATCTTGTTCGTTTGATGACCAATGCATTTGGTAACGACATCGAAGATCTTGCTATCAATGGCGATGGAGGTGTAGATCCATTCCTCGGCATTATGGAGGGCTTTGCTTATCAGGTAAAGACTTCTGGCGATGCTCATGAAGCAGTTGTTGACCTTACAAACGGTTACACACCAGCCGTCATGCAGGAAGTTATCTATGCTCTCCCACGCAAGTACCGCGCAATCAAGAGCGGCCTTAAGTTCTATGCTGGAACAGATGTTTTCGCAAACATCGTTTCACAGAACGGCACACTTGGTGACGCTATTGCAGAGGCATTCCGTACACAGGATTACCGCAATGCGTACCTAGGTGGCGCTGGCCAGACATTTGGTGGCGCTCGTACCACTCGCGTGCTTGGCATTGATGTTCAGGAAGTTCCTTACTACCCTGCTGATTATGTCGATCTCACATTCCCACAGAACCGCGTTTGGGGCTTCCAGCGCGATATCACTGTGAACCGTGAGTACAAGCCAAAGAAGGATACAATTGAGTACACCATCTTTGTCCGTTTCGGCCTAACATGGGAAGAACTAGATGCTGTTGCATTCGTTGATGCTTCAATCCCAGTATCATGATAAGTTCTAAACAATAAGATTGTGGGGCCACGAAAGTGGCCCCCTTTCTTATTTGATGATATAATTGCAATAAGAGAAGGGTATTTATTATGGAAAATTCAGTCGTAGAAGAAACTGTGGATGCACCAGAGGCAGTTGCTGATGTTGTTGTTGAAACAGTAAAGAAGTCGCGCAAGCCAAGGACTGAAAAGGTTGCAGAAGAACTTCCAGTAGAAAATGTATCTATTGGCGAGCAAATTGTTGAAAATGACGAGGGACAGAAGGTTATTGCTGCTCCCAAGAAGTCTAGGGCACCAAGAATGTCAAACATGCATACAAAGAATGAAAGTGGAATTGTTGGATCACATGCCGCAGATAGTGCGCTAAAGAATGCTCCAACTGCCTCTGCTAAGACAGTAAAGAAGGAAGTAGACTCAGAGAAGGTCGCTGTATGGTCATCCAAGAACATTCGTTGGACTGGCGTTGGCGAACTTTCTAAGGGTTATAATATTGTGACAAAGGAGGCTGCTGAAAAGTGGTTGACAAGACAGGGTATTCGTGAGGCTACCCCAGAAGAAGTTGCCACCTATTACAGCAAATAATAAATGGAAATCACTAGATTACAACCATTTCCACTAACATTCAGTCATCCAGGATTTAATCCTGAGACTGCCTATGTTCTTGTTATTATGGACAGCCATAATGAAGAGTTAAATGAATTTCTTGTTACTAGTGATTCTGAGGGTGTCATCACTACAACTTTGCCAGACTACTATTCTCGTTATGACGAAGAATACCGTGGAGAAGTTTATTTTAATCTATCTCTTACGCCAGAGGAAACAGCACTTAGAGGCGACCTTGTATGGATTGACACAATCACCATTATGCGTCCATATGTAGATCCAGACCTTCTTGCCGATACTCCCGATGATCAAATGGATGCAGAAATGTATGAGGCAATTGCTCGTGCCATTATTAATTCTATTACTGGCGGATTCAAATACGAACGTCAAACAGTAGAAACTGTAGGGCTTGGCAACGACTATCTTGCTTTGCCATTTAGGCTTTGTAAAGTTGTCCAGGTATGGGAAAATGATATTCTTGTATATGATACAGAATCAACAGATCCAAATTGGACAAACACAAGAGAATACTACATCACTCCAGACAAAGGTTCTATTAGCGTAAAGGTACCAGGAACAACGGGGTACAATCGTAGACAATCAAAGCCACCATATAAGATCAAGGGTGCATCAGATTCATTTACACTATATAATACAAATGATTCACCAAACTTCTCCGAATATGTGGCATATGACACAAAGATATTCGCTGACGGTGCTGGAGGATCTCCAATGTTCCCATCTGGCTGGGATTATGTTGTCATTGTAGAGGCTGGCTGGCCAGTTATTCCTCAGGACATTAAGCAGGCAACAGAACTCATTGTGAATGATTTAAGGTGTAATAATATTCCTTACATTAATTCATATATTAAGGATTACAAGAGCGATCAGTTTACGCTTAAGTTTGATGACAGGGTATTTAAAGATACTGGAAATCGTATTGCAGATAAGATTCTTTCTGCTTATGTTCGTCCAATCTACCGCCTGGGAGTGCTGTAATGGCTTTATTTGGAACAAATGTCTGCTCCAGTCTATTTTTTCAAATGCAGTGTGATTTGTATTACGCAACTGAATCACAAGATCAATATGGAAAAATAGATAAGCGTTGGGAATTTGACATGATCGAAAAGTGTTCGTTTTATACATTAAGTGATAAAAGTAATGACAACAACTTTTCATTTGAAGATGGAAGATTCTTTAAACTAGAAACAATGCTTTATGGCAGATTTGCCACAGATCCAAGACAAGATTCAACTGGTTTATATCATCCACTATCTCATATACTTGTCACAAATATTCGCGGGGCAACGTGTAACACAGAAACATTCTTCATTGAAACAGATGGAGAGTATGCGGGAAAGCCAACAGTATATGAAATAAAAACCTGTCAGCCATTCGTTGGCCCATTTAATAGTGTTGAGTATTATAAGATTCAACTAGAGAGATCTGATCGACAGGAGATAAGCAATAATGTTTCGTGTTAGAATGGACTCAAAAGAAGTAAATCAAATTTTAGGAAATACCGTTAAATATTCCTATGGATTTTTAGATGGACTAAATATAGAACAAATATATTTTAATGAAGTGCTCGGAGAAACAATTGTCGATATATTGAATAAATATATTGATTCAAAAGCAAAGGCAAATCCACAATCTCTGCATCATATATATGAGTGGAATATGATTGGCAATCCAAGTGGAAGGCTTTTTGAAATTAAGTCAAGGGCAAGCAAAAGAGTTATCCATTTTCAGGGAAAATTTTTACAATCAAAATCAACTGCTGAAACATCTTCTGAGCCATTTGTAGATAAAGCAAAAATAATGGAAGATGGAATATCTATTTCAATAGAACCAAAAAATGGTCCATTAGTATTTAAAGACAATGGGGAAACAGTCTTTACTATGAATTCTATATTTATTGAACACCCTGGAGGAGATGAAGTTGCTGGAAGTTTTGGTAGATTGATTGAAGAATTCTTCTCACAATATCTAACTGGAGCAGTACTTTCCCAACTAATGAATAAATTAAATACTCCAAAAGAATTCGTTCAAAATTTTCCAAATGGAGTAAGGCATGGTGGAAGAAGTACAGGGATAAAGGCAGGTAGGAATTATCTAAAAGCAGATGGAGTTGTTATAGAATGACATTTTCAAATTTTACTCTTCCAGTACTAACCATTAACGGATATTTGTGGGATACGATGAAGCAGATTGAGCCAACATTTCAAAAAAAATACGGAAACACTATTCCGTTTTTTCCAATGAGTGACTCAGCAAGCGGAACAAAATCATGGGAAAATAAAACATATGTTATATATGACAGAATGCTAAAGATGACGCCATCCCCATTTCCATATATAAAAAAGGACCATATTCTTTATGCAGTCAAGGGAAAAGAAGAGCAAACGTTTGAGTGGGGGATGGCCCTTCAGTATATTCTTGACAGACAGGATGATTCTGCCCAAGATATTAATGATTGGAACAGATCACAAAATAATCCAACAAATGTCTATTTTCATCATTTAAGAGTTTTTCAAGCAGGAGATTCTTCATTTTCAAGATCTAGAGATTTTAGCAATCGGCCATATTATATAACTGAATTTATTGTTGATGCAACATACCACTTAACAGACTCTATAGAAGATCATTTGTCATAAAAAGCCTGTATAATTAGTCTTGAGGAAACACGCCACTATTAATTTAAGGAAAACAGAGGTGAAAAAATATGGCTTATACCCGTGGTAATTCTAAGAATATCATCGTAGGTGCAGCAGCGTTCTTTGTTAGCAAGTCAGCAGAATTTGACCCAACAAACGTTAGCCCAAAACTACCTGATTTCGTAGCAGGAACATCATACCGCGAGACACTAACTGCTGCAACAACAGTTGTTCGCAATGTTGGTTACACAATGAATGGTCTAGAACTTCAGTTCCAGCCAGACTTCGGCGAAGTTGCTGTTGATCAGTTGCTTGACGTTGCAAAGTTGTACAAGCAGGGTATGCAGGTTAACCTTAATACTACATTTGCAGAAGCAACACTAGAAAACCTTGTTGTTGCTATTGCTGCTCGTAGCGAGGACTACTATGACAATGTTCAGATGAAGAATCCACTAGAAACAGGAACAGTAAACTACACTGACCTTCTAGAACTTCAGTCTGGCGAACTTGGCGAATGCCCAGTAGAAAGAGGCATTGTTACAGTTGGACCAGGAAACGGTGACTGTGCAACTGGATCAGCAATTGAACGTATCTACGTTGCTTACCGTGCTCTCTCAATTGAAAACGTTACAGTATCAGCAAAGCGTGACGAGGCTTCAATGTTTGAAGTTTCCTTCCGCTTGCTTCCACATGATTCAAATGGATCATACGGACGCATTGTTGATCGTCTAGTACCCGCTTCATGATAATCAAATAACAACTTAATAGGCAATTGCCCCGCTTCGGCGGGGCTTTTGTCATGATATACTATACGCATATGGCTATCAAGAAAGGGAATGAAATGGCTACAACAGTTTATGAAACAATAGATATAGAACTTATGGACGGAACGAAATTGAAGATGCGTCCACTTAAAATTTCTCTTCTTCGTGATTTTATGAAGAAGTTTGATACAGTGGTTGATGTTGCTACAAACAATGTTGAATCAATGGATGTTCTAGTAGAGTGTGCAATGATTGCTATGCAGCAATATGCCCCAGACCTTGCATCAGATCGTGATAAATTTGAAGATGTTGCTGACATTAAAATGGTTTATAAGGTTATAGAGGCAGCATCTGGCATCAAGTTGGACGCCGAGGGAAACGATCAGATGGCGGATCTTCCTGGTCAGAACTAGATCTCGCCAAATTAGAATCTGAGATATTCCTTCTTGGAATCTGGAAAGATTTTGAAGAATTAGAGGCTAACCTTTCTATGCCAGAAATTACAGCAATACTTGGCGCTTCAAGAGAAAAGGAATTTAATCATAATAAGTTTCTTGCTGCTATGCAGGGGATAAATCTTGAAGAGCCGGGAGAAAAGCCAGGAACTACCTTTGACGATATAAAGGCAAGGGTATTTAGTGGTGGTCAGGCAAAGGATGCATCGGACATCGTATCTTTGCAAGGAGTAAACGCTCAACAAGCGGGATTTGGTATTGGCCTGGGTCTTGAATATACAGACGCAAAAAGTCTTGAGAATCCCTCATGGTAATGATATAATTAATTAGGTGAATAATTAATGGCTGATGTTAATGCGAATATTAATATAGGTATTAATACTAGTCAGGCACAGGCTCAATTACTTAAATTACAAAATCAAATATCTGCATTCAATAAATCATTAGCCATATCTGATGCTGGATATGGGCAAATGCTGTCTCGTGGCATTAATGCCACAAGAATGTTTGATGCACAAATAGTTCCAGCAACAACAAGTGTTGAAAGATTTTCTAGAGCAATTGAGAACAATAAACTCTCGCTTGGACAATACGCTCGTTTAACAGCATCTCAACTTCCTGGTCTGGGTAAAGTATTCAGATCAGAGTTTGACATGATGGAGAAAGTTGCCGTCAGCAGAGTTAAGAAAATACAGTCTCAATACGTTGCCCTTGGAAAATCTGCAAAGAATACTCAGCAGGCACTCCAAATAATGCCAAGAGGATTAGCACAGGGATATGCGACAGACATTGCAGTAGCAACACAAAAGCAAGTTCTATTCAATAAGTTGCTTTCTGATGGATCAACCAAATTGCTTAACTGGGGTAAGAATACACAGTGGGCAGGAAGACAACTTATGGTTGGTCTTACTCTGCCAATGGCAGCATTTGGTGCCGCAGCGGCTAAGGCATTTATGGAACTTGATAAGGCTACAGTTGCATTGTCAAGAGTCTATGGTGATCTTAGCACCACAACACAAGAATTAGACAGAAACGTTGATGCAGTTAAAAGACTTGGTGCAGAATACACTAAATATGGAATATCTGTCAAAGATACTATAGATATATCTGCTCGTGCCGCTGCAACTGGTGCAAAAAATGAAAGCCTCCTTGCTGCAACAGAACAAACACTAAGGTTTGCCACTCTTGGCCAAATGGATTACAATAATGCACTTGATACAACAATTTCTTTACAAACAGCATTTGGCATAAGTAATGACAAGTTAGGTGAAAAGATTGATTATCTAAACGCTGTTGAAAACCAAACAATTCTTACTATGGAGGATATGTCTCTTGCAATTCCTCGCGTAGCGACTGTAATCAAAGGACTTGGTGGAGATGTTGAAGATCTTGCCGTAATGATGACGGCAATGCGCGAAGGCGGGGTAAGTGCAGAAAATGCTGCTAACGCTCTTAAGTCAGGTCTAGCATCAATGATTAATCCAACTAGGGCTGCTCAGCAAGCATTGGCAAAACTTGGCATAGATATGAATGGAATTGTCCAGGCTAATAAGGGAGACCTTCTTGGAACCATTCGTGCCTTTGGAGCAGAACTAAACAAATTAGGATCTTTTGAAAGACAGCAGGCATTAGAAAAAGTATTTGGAAAGTATCAGTATGCAAGAATGTCTGCACTTTTTACAAACATTACTAAGCAGTCTAGTCAGGCGGCAAGAGCAATGGATCTTGCCACTATGTCTGCTCAAGATCTTGCAAATATTGCCAACAAAGAACTTAGCAAGGTATCAGAGTCAACAACTGTTAAATTCCAGGCAGCATTAGAAAAGTTAAAGATTTCCATCGCCCCTCTTGGAGAGGCATTCCTTAAGGCTATTACACCAATAATCAACCTTGTATCAAAGGTAGCAGATGCATTCAATAATCTTCCAGATGGCGTAAAGAATGCTATGGCAGTTGCAACTGCTGCAATTGCAGGAATTGGCCCAGTATTGCTTATGGGAATCGGTTTGATGGGAAACCTTATTGCTAACGTTATTAAGGGTGTTGAGTGGTGGAGAAAGTTAGGCGCAAGACTTAAGGGAACAAGTTCACAATTTGAGTTTCTTACAGAAACAGAACTACTAGCCAATTCTGCAACAATGGCGTTAGAAGGAAGTTCTGGAAAACTTACAAGATCATTATTGCTACAAAAGGGTGCTGTTAGTGCGCTTACTACAGAATATGAAAGATTTGTAACAGCAGCAGGAGTTGCTGGAACGGCAATGGGTGGTGTAGCGACTGGTGGCAGGACAGGAAAAAGAAATCTTCCAAATGCAAGAATGCGTTTTGCAGAGGGTGGAACTGTTCCCGGCACTGGAAATAAAGATACGATTCCAGCCCTTCTTACCCCTGGAGAAAGTGTTATTACTAAAGAGGCTACTAAGAAATACGCTCCAATTCTTCATCAAATGAATAACGGAACTTTGCCAGGATTTAATAGTGGGTGGGTAAACCTATTTAAATCAATAACTACAAAGGTCGGTGGGGCAAGAGCAATAATGCCAAACATTAGACCATCTTCTAGAGTAGTAAAAGAACCAGGAGCACTTGGATACAATATACTTGAAAGACAAAGCGGATCAAGGGGTGCAGCATGGCAGGAGGGATATGGGTATCTTCCAGAAGTATCTAAGTTAGCAGGAAGAACTAGAGTAAAGGCAGGTAAAGTTGTTGGTCATATTTATTCTAAAGAGTTTTATCAAAGATTTGGTGGAGTAGGAACAACTGGATCTTCCCCAAGACTACTGGGAAGAGATATTCCAGGACAGTCTGGTAGAAAACTAAATCCACAAAGATACCATGACGTTCTTCCATCACAATACATCCTCATTGATGAAAATTGGAATAAACTTATTGCGCCAAATTCGCTAAAAAAGGCAACGGCAAATGACTGGAAGCCAGTATCTGGAAGAGACATGATTTCAGTTTTGCAAATGCTTATGTCAAGAGGTGTTCCAGAAAATATAGCAATGCAAGTAGCAAGCAAAGCAGCACAAATACTGAATACAAGAATTCGTCAAACATACGGGTCAATTGACGAAATCTTATTTGGAGAAATTGCTACTGGTTCTAGCGTTCAAGCACTTAAGTCTTCTTCAAGATTATTAGAACAATATGGGCCAAGAGAATTTGCTGGCGGTGTTGTTGGTTTGCAGCAATCTCTTCGTACATGGCAAACAAGTTCACGACAGGTTAGAGAAACGCCAGAAATGCTTTTTGCAATTATGTCTGGAATGAAGCCAACACGAAAGAATATGAAACTTCACAGATCTACAACACTTGGACTATCAAGGGGAAGCGAATTTATTCCACAAGACGAAGCAATGATCTTTGAGGCATTAAAAAATGGAAACCTTGAAGGTCTTATAGGAAAGACACTTACGGCAAAGGGACCAATATCTTATACTTCAGCAGGAATTTCTGGAACGTATGGGGCACTTTCATCAAATTCAGACGTAAACAGAATTGAATTTCTTAAGCAACAAACTAGGATAGATAGAAAATCATATAGAAACAATATATCTAGACTTAAGAGATATGAAGAAGAGTTGGCAAGATACGAGACATCTGGGGCAAGTCAGATAACAATAGATGCAATAAAAAGAAGGATAGCAGAAACCAAGCAATATATTGAAACAGCCAAAAATGGTAGAGGAATGCTTGGAAAAGAGATAAAGAGTCTTGCTCCAAAGGGATATAGAAATCTTCTAATTGAACAGTCATTTGGTGCTGGCCATCCAATGATTAATGTAAACAAGGCTAATCCTGGTGGAACATATATGGGAAGAGATGTTTCTCATGAACAAGAATTTATCGCCAGTGGCTCAAAAATGATGGTAACTGGAGTTTCTATAGATCCAAAAACTGGCTTGCCAATTCTTCAAACAAAAACATTACAACCCTTTGCAACTGGAGGAACTGTTCCAGGTGTGGGAAATTCAGATACAGTGCCAGCACTCCTGACACCTGGGGAATCTGTCATCACTAAAAAAGCAACGCAAAAATATGGCTCAATCATTAGTGCAATGAATAACGGGACTCTTCCAGGATTTGCTTTTGGAACTGGAGAGGGAGGGGTTCCAGAACCAAGCGGAAGAGTTGGCGCTAGTGGAAGAAAGGTACCGTGGCTTCAAACCCTAGCATCACTTGAAAAGAAAGATCCAAGAAGGGCTGCAATGCTTCGTGCTCAACTAGCAGAAGAAATGTATGTCCAGCAAGCAATGGTTCGTGCAGGATATTCTGCAAGAGACATACCAGTCGCTGGAGGTCATTTAGAACAAAGACCTGGAATGAAGACATCATTTCAAGATGTTAAAAGTGTTCCACCACAGGCACAAGCATTTAATAATATTGCACAAAGTCTTTCAGATCCAAGGGTAACTGGAGTTGGTCATGAAAATCAAATTAAGGCTGCACAAATAAAAAGAGATGCAATTCAAAAAGCACTTTTTAATATAACTAAAAAAGACGCAAAAGCACAAGCATCTGTTCCAAAACTTATGGAAAGTCTTTCAAAAGGAAGTAAACTTACTTATAAGCAAAATCAATTATTGGCAAAAGCATTTAATGAATTATCAACAAATACAGCAGCATATCAAAAAGAATTAGGTCAACTTAGTAAAACACAGCAAAGAAAGTTTATTAAAACTGGTGGACAGTTTATTGCTGGAGCAGAAGCACAAAAATATTATAGAGAAAATGTTGGTAAAAATCCATCATTGAGAACAACATCTTTTTCAGCCTTTGAGGCTCAAGCAACAAGGACAACCGCAACAACAAGTGTTCGACAGTCTGTTAGATCATCAGATCTTCTTGCTAGACAATTAATGGAAAAATATCCAGGAATGACCGAAAGACAAGCAATAACTGCTGCAAAAAGAATGTCAAATTCTGCATATAAAAGAGCAATGACAGATTGGCGAAATGGTGTATTGACTGGAGAAAAGCCAAATGCAAAAACCGTTGGTGCCGAATTATCAAAAAGAATCGCAGTCCCAATGAGGGGAACTACAGCAGAACGTAGAGCAAATCTTGAAACAAGAAAACAAGAAAGACTTTCTAGACAGTTGGAACAGAGGGCTAATAGAATTATGGCTCGTAGACCAAGTTTGACTAGTGAGCAGGCTCAAATAATTGCTGGAAGACAAATGGGAATTGTTGAAAGGCAAAGTAATGCAAAAATACTAGCAGAAAGAGAAGCGGCAGCAAAAAGAGAAGCATATGCTCGTAAAACAAAAGCAATGATGGGTGGTGCTGGACTATTGGCGTTGGCTCCAATGGTTGGTCCAAAAGATGAACAAGGAAAATTCCTTGGAATGGACCCATTCATGGCAATGATTGGAGCACAAATGATTGCACAGCCGCTTGTTGGTGGAATTCGTGGCGCGGTGGGTAAATCAGCAAAATACGGTGGACCAGGGTTTGGGTATAGGGCTTTGCCAAATGGTGAAAAGGCAGTGACAAGAACGGGAGCAATGTCAAAGGCATTTACCGCAGGACTTAGCAAACTACCTGGCCTTGGTGCATTAGGATCAATTGGTGCTGGCGGCGCAATAGCAGTAACTGGAGGGGTGGCGGCGGCATTTGCTGCGCTCGCTATAACGGCGTGGACACTGAAAAAGGGTATGGACAACACTATAGATGCTGGAAAAAAATATGCAGATGCACTTACTATATCAACAAAAGAACAAAATGATATTGCAGCACTTTTTGGAAGAACTACTCTTGCAAGCCGTAGAAGAGCAAAAGACATACAAAAGAATATTGGTCTTACAACCAAAGAACAACAGATGGGCGCAGAATTTGTAAAAACTGAACCAGGAAAAGCGATGCTTGAAGAAATGAAAGTTTCTTTAGAAAAAGGAGGAACAACATTTGGAAACAATCTTGCATCACAAATTGGTAGACTGATAGTTAGCGGAGCGGTAAATCCAAAACAAGCAAAAGCAATCGTTGTTGGACTTACCGAAGCACTTGGAAAACCAGAAATGGCAATTCCAATTATTACAAAGGTAGAACAAATTGTTGGTCCAAATGGTCAAAATTTATCAAAAGATCCATTAAAGGTAATAGACAATTTAATAAATTCCATTGATCAAACGAACAATGAACTAACAGTCAGTTCAGAAAGAGCCGCTAAGCAAGCGACAAATTCTTGGACAGACAACTTTCTTGGACTTGGGATTCTATATTCTGGCGAAATGGATGCAATGATTGAGGCAGATATAGCCAGAGCAAATGCTTATTTAGAAAATACAAAGCAAATATTAACTGCAATCGATGACGAAATATCTAGACAAGATATTCTTATTGCACGACTTAAGGAAAAAAGAGGCTTAGAAGATGACAAAAAGAAAAAGGCTGGGTATACGTCAGATATCAAAGAAGCACAAGCAAACAAAAAAGCATTAGAAGAAAGAAGGGCTAGGGAAGAGGCAGATCGAAGGCAACGTGCAATTAATATGTATACAGGTGGAGGAAATGTTGATCAAAAATTCACCGCTGGATTTGGTGCAGTTGAAGAGGCAACTGGAATAATGGATTTAGAAGGAGCAGTAAATAGAGCAATTTCTGACACTAAACTTGCCAGAGAAGTACAGGCTGCCGCAGTGAAACCGGAGGAATTGTCACAGGAAACAAGAAACAGATTAATGGCAAATGGTGTATTGGCATATAGGTCAATTACTCCAGGAGGAAAGCCTCAATATGTAGTACAACAGCAAGCAGCCTATCAGAATGAAGTAAAGTTTGATCCAAATTTTAAGGCAATGTTTCCAGAAATGAACGAAGATCAAATTAAAGCAAGTCTGCTTGTGGATATAGAATTAGGAAAGGTTGATCCTAAGACACTGGCAACATTAGATATGTTGGATCAAG